TTCCGCGAATCAGACCGCATACAATCGCTGACAGGCCGTAATCCTGTTGACAGCCTTAGAGCAGATAACGAAACGCTGTGGTTGGGTACTTGGAATATGCGAGGCGACACGCAACAGACAATCGTCATCAGCAAGATTGCCACAGGCGCGTATCGGTGGCGTATCGGCACAGGAACGCTGCGTGTAGCGCAACCGATTGCGAACACCGTCATCAGGTTGAATAACTATCCGGTAAGCGGGAAATTCACTGACTTTTTCAGGATTTCCGGCAATAGATACATTCAGGCTGATGGAAAGCGATGGCTGATTAAACAACAACCTGCTAATAAGTAGCCATGGAGTACAGATACGGGAAATATTACACGGGTCACACCATCACCGCCGAAAGTGCGGAATTGCCCGTATCGCTTGAGGCAGTACGGATGCAGCTTCGTATGGACGACCTGCGCCACGATGACGAATACCTAATAATGCAGATTAAGGCACAATGTTCGTTAATCGAAAAACAGTATCAATGTGCGCTCCTCACAAAAACAGTTGTTGAACATCACAGCAGGTTCCCGCAATATTCAACCGACACGTTGTTCATTTCCGGCATCGGCCCTGTTAACTCGGTTACATCAATTGCCTACTACGATAGCAGCAACACGCTGCAAACGTGGGCATCGTCTGAATACACGTTCACCGCTTCATCGGGCGGGGCTAATATCAGCCTGAAGCCGGATTACTATTGGCCTACCGATTTGGCGAACAGGCCGGACGCGGTTGTTGTGACGTATTCAGCCGGATATGGTTCCGGCCCGTCATCGTTACCGCCAAATGTAACCTCCGGAATATTGTCACGGATTGCGCGGGCATATACGAACAGGGAGGACAGCAGGGAGGAAGGTATGTCAATGTCGGACGTATTGTTGCAGCCCCTAAAACGGTGGATATAATGGCAAAGCAGACGCAGATAGGTGAAAGACGTTGGCGGGTTCGGATTGAACAGCCTGTTTCCACAAGGGGCGCATTCGGTCAGGAACTGATAACGTGGGAAAAGAACTGCGAAGTGTGGGCTAAGGTATCGTATCGTCAAGGCGGGAGCAAAGAGGATATGATGAATGACCAACCAATATCACAGACCGCAGTCATTTTTGATATTGCGTACCGTGACACTTTGACCGAAAAAATGCGGATTGTGTTCGATTCTGAATATTACGACATACTGTATTTTCAGAAACCGGACTACAAAGCATCAATCTTAATTTTCGCACAGAAACAAGCGTAAAACAGCATGAACGCAGGGAAATACATCTACGCTAAGTTATCAGCAATAAACGCCGTCACAGCACTTGTTGGTAGCCGGATATATCCCGTTTTCATTGCACAAGAGGCGGCGCTTCCTGCCATTGCCTACACGGTGGACAACAGGCCAACGGACGCAATGAAAGACAAGAAAGCCGATCACGACACGGCAATCGTCACGTTTTCATTTTGGGCAGACGCGGCACAGGGTCAAAACGCATATCAGACGATTGAGGACATTGACGCAGAGGTTCGCACGGCGCTTGATTTTGTCACCGGAACCGCCGGAGGCGTAACCGTGGAGGCGTGCAAGTATCTCAGTTCGGTGGATGGCATGGACGCGGATAGCATGACGCTAAGCCGGACAGCAACATATCAATTTATCACGCGCAATTGATATGCAGACCACACAGCAGGAAATCAACACCATCATACGCAATCTGAAGGCATTGAACAGTCAGATTGCTAAAACAATTAAGGCAGACCTAAAAGGCCCGGCTGATTTTTTAGCCGCTGCAATAAAAGGAAGAACGCCGGTAGGTGAGCGCCCGCATAAACGATACAAGTCGGGCAGAAGTTCGCTATTTAAGCGAATGCCGAAAGGTAGCGGAGTTGTGGTGGCGACATACAGGCCCGGCAACCTTCGCAAGTCCGTAAAAACACTTTCTAAGTTGCGGCGCGTAAAATTTGCTCAAATAGTTGGCGCAAATACCGGCGGCACAAATGACGGCTACTATCTTCACTTCGTAAATAATGACGTGAAAATGAGCAACGGAAAAATCAGAACAGGCAGGCGCTTTGTTGAATCTGCCATACTTGCGGCAGGCCCGGCGGCGCAGCGTGCAGTTGTTCAATTATTGTCGTCTAAACTTTCACACGCCAATAAAGCGGGCGAGTTGTCTAATTCGTCAGCGTGGGCATCAGGATACCGATAACATGAAAATACGCTACCTAACAGACGCTAACGGTTTCGGAGCCGGAACCGTAGCCGAACACGATGAACCTACCTGCATCGCTCTGATTAGTCAGGGTATTGCAGAAACCGTACCCGAAGGCACGAAGTCGCGAAAGTACCCACCTACCGCGAAAGTTGAAACTTTCTGCGTACCACCAACAATAACCACAACAGCGACAACAGACGCTGCATCGGTTACATACACGCCTGATAAATCAGGAATTTTCACCAAAAACAAGCGCTAAACATGGCTACCGTTCTCGCTAAGAACATGAAATTGTACAGCGGTGCAACACCTACCGCGTACACCTGTCAGGTGGATGCAAGCATCAGCCTTTCAACTAACACCTTTGAAACGACTTGCAAAGATTCAGCCGCTAACGCTGAATTCCTTGCCGGCACAAAATCATGGACTGCATCCGTTTCCGGACTGCTCGACTTCTCTGCCACAAACGGATGGGAAGAGCTATTCACGGCATGGAGTAACAGCACATCGGTTGCGCTCGTTTTCCAAACAGGAACCGTTGGTGACAAGAAGTACAGCGGATCTGCAATCATCACATCCATGAACCTTAACTCCTCAGGCAATGACGAGGCGGTTACATGGGATTGTGAGTTTCAAGGAACAGGCGCATTAACCGAAGCAACCATCTCGTAAATATGAACAGGCAGGTTAAAATTGGAGGAAAGAACCGCCCTATCAGATTCGATATGGCGGCGCTGTATATTTACGAAGAGCAGACAGGACGGAGCGCACTTGGCGACATGGCAACATTCGCCTCCGGCGCTCCATCTGTCCGCATTATGGTTGACATCATTCACGCCGGATTAATCAGGGGCGCAACGTATTTCAGGCAGACATTTGATGCTGATAAGTACACGGTTGCCGAATGGTTAACCAGTTCGCAGGAAATTCTACCTGAAGTGATGAAGATGTTTGAACAGTCATTCAATACGGGCGAAAACACAGACGAAGAAAAAAACGGAGCAAGCCCGACGGCGGAGGCGTAAAGCGTCCGCGTTGGGCTGACTTGTTAAGGGATGCCGCGTCAATCGGCATGAGCGAGGAAGAGTTTTGGGAGTCAACGCCTGCATTCTTTTCATTCAGACAGAAAGCGCACGCGGAAAAATTCAGGAATGAATGGGAGCAGACGCGGTACATTGCTTTTGTTGTCGCAAAAACCGTTGACAGCAAGAACCGATTAAAAAAACCGTCGCAGTTACTTCCGTTCGATTGGGATGCTAAACCAGACCTGAAGAAGTTAGAAGATTTCACCCAAGAAGAACGCGCTAAATTCGACAAGTTCGACGAAGAGGCAGACGAAATCCTGAAGGCTACAAATCCCGAAATGTACGCAAAATACATGGCAGCTAAAGAAGCGGCCAAAAACCAAACATAAGCATGGCAAAGGCATCAGATTTAAACGTCAGACTTGGTCTGATTTTCGATGAAAAAGCGCTCGGACAGGCAGAGCGCTCCCTTCGCCGTGCAGGTGACAGGCTTACGAAAGTCGGCAATGAAATGATGACGGGCCTGACATTGCCGCTTGGCCTGTTCGGTGCATCGGCAATTAAGGCGGCGGGGGATTTGGAATCGCTGACTAAGGCATTGCAGACGCAATCAGGTAGCGCACAGGCTGCATCTGAGGAGCTTCAGAAGTTAACCGAACTTGCAAGGAATCCCGGACTCGGCATTGAAGAAACCATCAGAGCATCCGTGCGGCTTCAGTCGGTGGGTGTCGAAGCGGACAAGGCACGCGGTATCATCAAGGAATTAGGCAACGCAATTGCCGCGTCCGGTAACGGGGCGCAAGAGTTTGACGGAGTTGTTAAGCAGTTCGCCCAGATGATTTCTAAGGGCAGGATATTACAGGAGGATGTTTCTGTAATATCCGAAAGTCTGCCAATGATTAGCCAACTAATGCAGAGCGCATTTGGCACGTCATCGGTGGAAATGCTGCGAGAGAATAATGTATCGGTAGAAGAGTTCATCAACAAGATTACACAAGCGGCATCAGAGTTGCCCCGTTTTGAATCCGGCATAAAAAACAATATATCGAATGCGCTTGATGAAATGCGTATATCGCTCGGTAAGGTCGGACTCGCTATTGAAAATTCATTCAACGTATCAGGCAACTTGTCTGCATTCGCGGAATGGCTAAGCGGATTAGCGGCTACATTTAGCAACCTGAATCCGGCGGTACAATCCGCAATACTGTATTTTGGTGCGTTCCTTGTTGCAATCGGCCCGATCGCGAAAACCATCGGAAACATTCAGCTTGTTTCGTCTGTACTTGTCGGCAATTGGAAGGACTTAGTTGTTGCCGGTAAAGGTCTAATATCTCAATTAGGCAGAATAAGGGCGGCAATTATAGCCATGAATATAGCAACGCAGGCATTTTTAGCCATAGGACTTGCCGCCGCCGCTTTCATGCTTGCTAATTATTTCGGCGCATTCAATCGTGAACTTACGGCATCAGAGAAGGCGCTTGCTAAGGTCAACGAATTGACGCAGCAGGCGAAGTCAGATACGGCGGCGGAGCGTGCGCAAGTTGAAGTATTGATAGGCATATTAAAAACAGAAACAGAAAGCAGGGAAAAAAAGATAGAGGCGCTGAATAAATTGAAGGAAATAAATCCTCAATATTTCAGTCAATTGAATATTGAAAAACTAACTATTGACGACCTAAATAAAAGTTATGAGGCGTATGTTGACGGTATAATAAAAGCAGCACGCGCAAAGAAGGCAGAAGGTGAGCTTATTAAACTTGATGAGGCACAACAACAATCTTTAAAACGTGTTGCGGATGCTGAAAAAGAGGTACAGCGACAAATTGAAAGTCGTTCACAGGCTCAAACATTTGCATCTGCATCGAACCAAATAAATGCAAATCAGGCGTTAATTGATGCTAAAAATCAACTTGAATCAATTAACAAACAGATTGAAGCCGTAAAGGGGCTAATAAAAGAAAATGTAAAACTTGAGGTATCAACCAAAGCAGCATCGGCAGCAACGCTAAAAAGTGTTGAATCCGGCGCGGCATTGGAAGCGGCAACTAAAAAACAAGCGAAAGAACAGAAGGCGCTAAACGATGAACTGGAAAAAACGGCGGTTATTTCCGGTAAGCCGATAGCGAACTTTGCACAGATACCAACGCTACCAACGCCAACAGGCGTTACATCTGAAGCGCCTGTTATCCCTAATATTACAGCCGTTACAAGACAGGCAGGCAATATATATCAGTCATTTTCGGAGCGATTAGGGCAGATAAATACAGATATACAGGGCGGCATTTTGTCGTTTGGTGATGCGTTTCAGCAGACATTTGCGGCAATAGCCGAATCGGGCACAGGCGTACAACAGACGTTTTTTGCCGTTGCTGATGCGCTTTCGCAGACGGCGGAGCAAGGCAGTTCATCGTTAAAAGAGTTCGCAGCGGCGGCGGTAGGTGCGGCGGCTAAGGTTGTCAGGGCGCAAATACAGGAAGCGGTCGCCGGTTCGATAGCGACAGCGCTCGCAAAGTCAGGTATTCCATTTCCTTACAACATTGCGGCGGGTGCGGCGGCAGGTGCGGCGGCATCAGGATTGTTCAATAAACTACTTTCGTCAATCAAAGTGCCTGGGTTCGCACGCGGCACACAATTTGCGCCCGGCGGCCTATCGCTTGTAGGTGAGCAGGGGCCTGAATTGATGAACGTACCGCGTGGTTCACAGATACTATCCAATAACCGAACCAACAGAGCGCTTGAAGGCATCAATTCACAGGCGAATATTTCAGGCGAGTTCACGGTTCGCGGTACTGACTTGGTACTTGTGTTGGAACGTGCGCAGTCTAAACAAAAGCGAGTTTTCTAATGGCGTTAAGAATTTACGGAATCGGGAAAGCGCCTAACGGCACGCAATACAACGCGGCAATTTATGACGCTGATTATTCAGGGTCTGATTCATCATTTGATATTGCCCGCAACGGCATACAAATTGAATGGAAGGCATCAGACCAGGAAGATTTATACAGCCCGATATATGGCAGCGTCTGCACAATAGATATGTTAGTGCCTGTATCGAACAGCACGCTAACGACATTCATTTCAGACGTGCGCACATCTAAGGAAGGGCGCTTTCATGTAGAGATAACCACACAGGCAGGCGCTAAGATTTGGCGCGGAATATTAACGCCGGACGCACTTACAGATGAAACAGACGAAGGGCCAATTTTCACGGCATCGCTAACGGCAATCTGCGGACTTGCAGCCCTGAAAACCGTACCGTATTACAATTCAGGTGCGCTTTACACGGGCAGATACACCCTGATTCAGCACATACTAACGGCGCTCGGTAAATTGTCGCACGTTTCAGTTTTTTGGGGCGCTGATGATGCGTTCCTTGAAACTTCACTTGATTGGTGGTCAACCGGCATGACATCGGGCGGCGCTAATGACCCGTTAAACATTGCGCATTGCGACCATTCAGCATTTTACGATTTCAAGACGAAAGGCGGCCCGGACAAGGATGTACTATCATGTTATGACGTGCTTAGAAACATCTGCACGTCATTCGGCGCTCGTATTCGTATGCGTGACGGTATGTATGTGGTTGAACAGTTGGACTATCGTGCAAATACCACCTACGAATACCGCAGATACAAGAAAGGTGGCGCTGCGCATTCAAACGCTTCACATTCGGGGGTTATCACAGTCAATCAGACGAAAACAAGCGGCGCTAAACTGTCATTTGTCACGTATGACTATCAGTCACAGATAGCACGGGCGCAACAGACGTATGAGGTGCGACTGAGGCGTAATTTTTGGCAGAACATCGTCATTGATACAGCAAGTACATTTAACTTCAATCAGACAATATCGGCCAATGCGGGCGCGACAACTATGCGTATCCGTGGCACGTTTTTTATCACGCTGAAAAATGACACTTATTCAGGTAGCGCATCTGATATACTAATACCTGAAATGAAACTAAAATTGAAAATAGGTGACAGATACCTTGACCGGACTGTTACGTTTTCCAATTTTAGTTTTTATTACAATGACGCAACCTGGAGTACAGACAGTTCAAAAAATATGTCTATTGTAGCAGGCGGTCAAAAAGTAGCGCCTGCCGGTTCATCCGCTGTATATGTGCAAGGATTTGACTTCATTACGCCTGCAATTCCGGCGGACGGCCTAAACAACAGCGTTTCGGCAGCGGTCGGTTCCATCGTAAAAAATGACGGTACTTCAGTTAATAGCGCACAATTCACAATAACATTTAGCGCGGGCGGATTGTGGTTAGAAGTGTACGACCAGGGTACGCCTGATGTGCAGGAAGATGAAGTGTTATACGAGGCTGAAAATACAGACGGCGGTACGGATGTATGGGAATGCACTACACGTGTGGGCGGCGGTTCGCTTAACTACTTGGGTGCGCTGATGAATAGTGACGCATCAACAGCATATACAGCATGGGGGCAAGGTTCAGGCACACGCGACAAGGCGCTTGGCTCGATATTGGTTAAACGTGTGCAGGACTTTAGGCTACGTCCAAAAAAGCGCCTAAACGGAAGCATTTACACGCCTTCAGATATTCGAAGATTGGTACGCACATCTGACACGCTGTACTGGTTAGATATGCGCCTAAAATGGCAGCCTACTGAAAATATTGTCGAAGGCACATGGGTAGAAGCTGACTGGGGTACGACCGGAAGCATAAAAACGCCTATCAAGGTAAAGGTATTGACAGGTGGCACGAATAATCCGACCACCGTTTCACCAGGAACTACCGCACCGACAACAGGCGGCAATCAGGGTTTAGTTTCGAATCCTCCCGGCGCTATCCTTACGCCGCTTTCATTCAATAGCCTATCAACAGCCATTACAAAGGGCGCAACAGTTACATCAATAGCAGTCGGTACGGCACTTGCAGGCAATGAGTTCGCAGCAGGCGACAAGGTTAAATTAGTCAATCCGGTTACAGGTCAATTTCAGACTTTTACAATTGCATCTGCACCATCGGCAGGCGCAACGTCTATATCAGTCAACAGCGCAACAGCTGACTTTGACATTCCGGTCAATGCAGGAATGTTCGTGCAATTAACACCACAGGCAGGCGGCGGAGGTGTTGCGGATGGTGACAAGGGCGACATTACAGTAAGTTCATCCGGTACGGTGTGGACAATTGATAATAATGTCATCACTAACGCGAAATTAAGGCAATCAGTAGCGTATTC